ACTCATAGCCCTCTTTCTGTCTTGCTCTTCTCCAACCCATTTTAAATAATGTTTTCGATGAGTAACAACATCATGCCCCATGCAATCAGCAGCCTTAGCAATATCAACATGATTAAATCTTTCATCTGTATGTACAGTTATGGCCCATGAATGTCTGAGGTCATATGGAACTATGTTTTTTTCTTCATATTCAGAATGATATTTTCCATTCTTGTCTGGAATGCTTGCTTTAAATCTTGGAATAGATCCTTTACAAATACGATCAGAAAACCATTGGCCTAATTTCCCATTATTCATTTGATAGCCCTCATCTTTTGGGTTTCCTGCTTTCCAAAGTTTTGTAGGGTCTAATTTGCTAACGATTCTGGGAGGAACTCTTTTATGTAATCGCTCTTGGCATTCTTGGAATCTGGTTTGTAATCCAAATTCAACAATCCAGCTTTCATATAAAGGAAATACCCAATGCCCATGCTTGGATTTAGTTCTGTGTTCTCCTGGGACATAAACCCAGCCATATTTGCAGCCCTCTTTTTTGTTTTCTTTAGTTATGGGAGAAACCCACCAAAGCTCATGGGGTCTTAATCCATAAACCAGAAGCATTGCCAAGCACCATTGCTCTAGGGGGTATTTATCAAATAAATCTTTTAGGTAAATAAAGAACTTATCTTTTTCTGGTATTCCTCTAATGTTTACACCTCCATCCTTGCTACCAAGAATTTTTGAATTTAAGGAATTGTTATGTGTTTTTCTTAGGTGACTAATTTTTTCTTTAGTTAGCCAACTTGGTTCAATTTCTTTTGGATCAAATGAAGTAAGAGTTTTATTTATTTGAACTAAAGTATCCAGACGATGTTCAACAGCTTTTTTACCAATTTGTGTTGGATTGTTTCCAGTAATCCATTTTTCTCTAACCCAATTTTCCAAGGATTCAAAATCTCTAGGAATATCATCTTTCAATAAATTATTTAATTCACAGTTCCAAGTTTTACGGGTTGAATCTTTAACCCTTAAAGGCCAATCTTTGTTACAGAGATTAATAATTTCAAGCCATGTAGGAACAGATGATTTAGTTACTTGTTCAGATTCCTCTTTTATTCCTGTCCATTCTTCAAGATTTGTATTGATGCATGAATCAAAGACTTTGCTTATATCAATTGGATTATCTGTTCTTAGCGGCTTACAAGAGACTCTTTTTCTTGTTTTTTGATCTCTTACATAGATAAATGGAGATTTTGGATCTTTTTCTAATCTCCATCTAACTCCAGCTCTTTTAAGGTCTTTGGAGTATTCAGGCCAAGTTCTAAGAATTAAGGCCATTTTGGATTCGGGAAAAAGTCGGGAAAAACCGCTCCAAGTATAGCCATGTGTCGCCAACTATAGCCAACTATTAGTTACAGAGTAAGCTAGTTAATTCCTTAAAACCCTTGTCAGACATTAAAAAAGCCCCTGAGGGCTTTGTTTTTATTTGGTGGCGGGGGGAAGATTTGAACTTCCGACCTTCGGGTTATGAGGCCAACGGATTTCCATGTTTTCTTAGGCTATGATTGGGTTAAGTTTTAGCATTCGGGAAAAAGTCGGGAAATGCCTTTAGCTGATTGGACTAGGAAAGTAGGAAAAGCCTTAGATCAAGCCTTGGCTGATCATATCGTTTTGACTCAATCAAAGCTAGCCCAAGCTTGTCCAAAAGATACTGGAAGAATGGCATCTAGTTTTTACGTTGGAAAAGATAAGCCTAATCTCTCAGTAAGGCCAGAAGGCTGGTCAACTCCAGCAAAAAGAAAATATCCAGGTGGTGTTGGAACTGAAGGTGTAATTGTTGAACCTGGGGTAACAAAAGTACAGATTCCTTTTTATACCAATAAAATTACTGCTGATTCTGATTGGTACATATCAAACAATTTAAAATATGCAGAAAGAGTTGCTTATGATCCTATTTATGCAAAAGGTGCCCCAGGGGGTGCAGCTTGGTTTACGAATATTGAAACTCAACAGAAAACTAATTTAAATAAAAGAATCCAAAAAGAAATAAACAAGATCAACAAAATCAAATGAGCTTTTTAACAATCAGATCTCTTTTTGAGAGAAAAATCACATCTGCTTTTACAGGATTATCTCCATCTGTTCCTGTTATGTATGACAACGTGCAGGATGAACCTCCAGGTGGAGCTGCTACTGAATACGTCAGATTAATTATTAGTTATCCATCCTTGACTGAACCAATAGTTTCTAAAACAGAAAGTTCAATTGAAGTAATTAGGGGAAGCGTTCAAATTAGCTGCTATGTGCCAAAAGGGAAAGGAATGAAAAGATTAGAGGAAATGGCTGGAACTGCAATTTCAACTTTAAATACCTTAAAAGTTCAAGATTCAACGATAAGGGCAAGCATTGGAGAAGTTAGTGGCCCAGTAAATGTAATTGAATCAAATAATCCACACGCATTGGTCACAGTATCAGCTCCATTTGTTGCAAAAGGTTAAGCCTCGTTAGGAGTAATATAATTGAATTAGTTATGCCCCAAACTAACGCCCCCAACGCCTCCAATTTGTTGTTTATGAGGTAATTGTTTTGCCAATTGCATGTTCCTCTTCTGCCTTAACTGGGCAAGAAGGGGCAATTTATTTTTCCCCTGGAGGGACTAAGTGGTGTTTAAAGGATTACACAGATTTTCCATCTGGTACTAATGGAGTAACTGTTCCATCTAGCCATGATTTCAGGGTTAATGATCCTGTTAAATTTTCTGTTGTAAACACAGCAACATTAGACACTGCCTTAACTGCTGGTACTACTTACTACGTTATTGCTACCACTGCAACGACAATAAAAGTAGCTAATGCGGCTGGAGGAACCAACATTGCTTTAAATGGTGATGGTGGTACTGGGTCGGCTGATAAAACTGGACATATAAATGTTCAGTATTCTGAGGCAGCGGCAGTTGCCCAAGTAAGAGAATTTTCTATTGATATAGAAAGAGAATTGCTAGATGTAACAACGCTTCCTGGCGGTGTTTCTAGTGCGTCAAAGTATGCACCATTTAGAAACCAACAAGGAGGTTATGCTACAGCTTCTGGCTCAATGACTGTTTATTTTACTGATAGTCAAACAAGCCTTGCAAATCGTTTACTTGGTAACGTTCTTTTGAAATCTCAAGAAGGTGCAACCGTCAAACTGTATGTTGATTGCGTTGATAATGGTTCAGGCGGCGTTGACGATGCGAGTAGCATTTTTGTTGATGCAGATGTAACTATTACGGGTATAAGTTTAAATGTGAATCCTGATGATCCAACAACAGGAGAAGTTGCATTTAATCTCAATAATCCAAGGCATATGTTTAGCACTTCATTGACATAGGTGTTTACATATGGTTAACCCCATCATCTGGCCCTGTTATTAAACAGGGTTTTTTATTGTCTATTATTTGACTGTGTAGAAATTCGCCATCTACACGATTGGGGGAGCGTGTCGAAGTCTCCCCCTTTTTAATGCATTATTCCTAAGGAGGGATCTATAATTTTAATGGCGATAAAAAACATTTATGGACGCACTTGAAAGATTAAAAGCTGCCTGTTCAATGGCAGCAGTAAAGAAGGAAATACCATTACCTGATGGAACAAGTTTTGATTTTTTTATTACGCCAATGACGCTGGCAGAAAGATCAAAAGCAGAAGCAAATGCAAGATCAAAAGACCCAACAGATTTTGCTTTAAGGTTGTTAATTTCAAAGGCAAAAGATGAAAATAATGAGCTGCTTTTTAATGTTGGTCATTTGCCAGGGTTAAAGAATCAATTACCAGCAGCAGTAGTTGAAAAGATTTGTCTTTCTTTAATGGGAGAAGAATTAGAGGAGGTGCAAGAAGAAACAAAGTTGAAAAGCACTAGGTCAAAAACTAAAAAAAGATAGTGGACTATTAGCAGAATTAATTGTTGCTAAAGAACTTGGGTATACGTTGATTGAACTAAGGGAAAGAATGACCCCAGAAGAATTATTGCTTTGGCATTCGTTTTTCTCTTTACAAAAAGATGAAGAGCAAAGATTAATCAATAAAACCAGAATGCAACGATAGAATTAAAACAATACGGATAAGGAATGGGATGGCTGAATCAACGCTTCTATTAAAACTTAAGGCTTCAGGCGTTCAACAACAGATTGCCAGAATCCATAACAAGATGGTGGCGTTTGATCGTTCAATAGGAAAGCTTCAAGGTTCATTGAATGGTTTAGCAAGAGCATCTAAATCTGCATGGGATAGATTTGGAAATCATGTAAGAAATGCAAGAAGGAGAGTTCAGGTTGCTACGGCAAAAATGAAGAAAGCAATACTTGGTGTAAAGGGAGTATTAGCTGGTTTAGCTATTGGAGCGTTTGTAAGACAAATATTTACAGCGGCTGCAACAATGGAAAGGTTTGAGATGCAATTTACAACTCTTACTGGATCAGCTACCAAAGCAAAGGAGGTCATGGCTGACTTGCAAGAGTTAAATAAAAAATCTCCTTTTGAGTTGCCTGACCTTGTAAAAGCTTCTGCGAAATTAAAAGCCTATGGAGTAGAAACTGAAGATTTAGTAGATATGACGGGAAGACTTGGCAAAATATCGGCTGCAACTAGATCTGATATTGGTGGGATTTCGTTGGCTTATGGTCAAGCGTTGGCAAAAGGAAAATTAATGGGAGAGGAATTAAGGCAGTTTATGGAAAGGGGAGTTCCTGTTAGAGAAGAACTTGAAAGGATGACGGGTTTAACAGGAGAGAAATTTGATGAAGCAATGAGAAAAGGAAAAATCTCTTCTGCCATGTTGACAGAGGCAATAAAAAACATGACAGGAGAAACAGGGCAATTTGGAAAAGCGTTTGAAAATACAGCTAATTCAATGGATACAAAGTTAAGCAATATGAAAGATGCTTTCTTTAGGGCATCTGCTGCTTTAGGAAAAGCATTTGAGCCAGTTTTTAAATGGATGCTTGATAGTTTGACGGCCATATTTAATTTCTTTATCAAAATGATGGAGGGTATTCAAAGAAATTTAGATGCTATTGGCAGAAGATTAGAAGCAACAAAGATTGCAAATGAGATGGCAAAAGAAAGAGGTTTTACTGGTAGAAGTGGAGCTAAGGCAATGAAAAAGGCAGGGATTACAAAAGGAGATTTATATGACGAGGCTTTAGCAAATTTAGAAGAAAAAGATAAAAAACAAGCTGAACTAGATGCAAAATTACCTAAACTTGTTAATGGTGTAAATGAATTAAATAATGTTTCAGGGCAAGTTGCTGTTAAATGGGAGTCAATAAGAGAAACCATTGCAAGTGGATTAACAAGTGCAATTGAAGGATTAATTGCTGGAACAAAATCATTAGGAGAATCATTAGCTGGGATAGCAAAATCAATTGCAAGCATGTATTTGAAAAGCGCAATTACAAATATGCTTCCTGGGTTGCCAAAAAGTGCAGAGGGTAGATATGCATCAAGCCCTATGGTTTCAACTTTGGCAGAAAAAGGAGAGCCAGAATATGTTATTCCTGCTGGTCGTATGGCAGAAGCTACTTCTAGATATAACTCAGGTCAAAGAGGTGAAAGTGTAATTCCAAGAGGTGGTGGATCATCTAATTATTCAGGTGGATCTGGTGGAGCTACAACTGTTAATTATTCTGGCCCAGTGCTTAACTTTAATTCAGAAGAGTTTGTTCCTAAATCAGCAATAGGAGAGATTATTAATAGTGCAGCATCAAGAGGAGCTAGAGCTGGAGAGGCTAGGACAATATCAAGCCTTAAAAACTCAAGATCAAGGAGGTCTACTTTAGGATTATGACTTTTGTTGCTTTAACTAATTTTATTACCATTACCAACCCAAATGGTTCTGTTCAAGAAATACCTGACAAGTTTCAGAATGGCAAACAACCTTCGATAGGAACAGGAGAAAATAGACATGACTATTTAAGTTTTATTTATCAAGGTGCAACAAGAAATAGGACAGGTGACAACATGACCTCTTCTTTGATATTGGCTAATAGTGAGTTGAGTATGAGCTATGCCCAGCAGATGGTTTTAAATAAATATCATGTAAAGGTCGAAACTTGTTTAATGACAAAAGATTTTGAAAAGCAATTAGATAGTAATAATGAGCCAAGAATATTAACTTCTGAAACTTGGCTGGCTTCTTCTATGTCATATGACCCAGAGACAATAGAGCTAATTTTAAGTTCAGCAATAGACGCTGTTGGGGCGCAATGCCCCACAAAAGTACTAACTAAGGATCTCTGTGGCTCTTTGCCTGTTACTGGCTCATTGCAAAACAGGTGAAGCCTCATCAATTAATTGGGCTTCCCTATCGTTTAGGAGCTGACCCAGAAAAACATGGAGCTGGAGATTGCTTGAGTTTATGTCGGGTTGTTTTAGCTAATTATGGTTTTACGGTTCCTTATGGGAAGCGTGATTGGTATAAACGACTTAGAAGAGGAGATTATTCAGTATTTGAAACTGAATTAAAACTGTGGGGTGTTGATTCATCT